TCCCACTGCTACTGTTAACCAGTTGGCTGACAGTACCGCTTGGTTTAACACAGCTGATAGCAGTACTGACAGGGATATCAAGGCGTTTAGCCCAAGTAGCATTAGTATCGACAGCGATCTGTTTGAGATGTCCAAGAGTATTCTCCAATCCTTTGTTTGCTATTGTCATTATAGGGTTGTCCATAATACCAGTCATAGACACACCTAGTAGTCTTTCTTCTTCAGTATTCTTTTGCCATATCTTACGTAAGTATGGAAACTTAGTAAAAGAGGATTGTATAGTACCTAGTATTGTAGCGATACGTACCTTGCGTTCTAAGTCTTCTACTGTATCTGTAGCACGTACTACACACTCCGTTAAATTACAAAATTGTGCTGGCCTCAAGATTATCTCACTGCAAGGATTCGTCCCGAACTCATAGTTAGGATCACGTCTACCATTCTTAGCCGCTTGCTTCTTAGATGCTTCACGATTAAAGATACCACGTTCACCACTCCCACTTTCCACTAGAGCCATCCACTCACGCATGAAAGATAAACTGTCAGGCTTCTCAGTATACGACACAGAGTTGTTAGCTAATGCTCGTTGTGGATCGTTGTCCCACCATGAACCTGACTTAGCATGTCTCATACGATCATCTGATAAGTTACTCAGGGATATCATAGCAGACCTACGTACACCACCTACAACTACTACCTCACCAATCTTACACATAATATCGTGGCACTCTAGTGAGGATAGCCTACGACCTTTAGCTTCTGTAAATACTTTACTAACAAAGTTAAATAGATCTATAAGAGGTGCTGGTCCTGATGCTCTACCACCAAAGGTCTTTAGCTTTGCACCTGCTGGTCTAATTCTAGATACATCCCACTTAGGTATCTCGCCACTATACAACAATGCTATGAGTTGTCTTAGAGACTTAGCCCAACCTTCTTTACTATCTTTTACTATGATCGTAGTGTCGCTGTTAAACATACTGTCAGGCACTTCTGGTAGCTTCTGTATAGACTGTCTCTCAACAGAGAACCCTACACCTGTACCACACAACAAAATAAACATAGCTTCGTCAAATGCTTTAATGTCATCTACAGCTAAGTAAGAACAATTATAACCTGCCGTATTGTCACGAGCCATAGCTGGACCTGCTGTCATCAAAGCTCTCATAGAAGGCATTACTTCTAGGTTTAGAATAGCTAACTCTATCTCTGCTATCTGCTTAGGGTGGTCTCCTAGAGCTGGTTTAACTAAGTTGTCCATATACCTAGTTACTGTCTCTCCCCAAGACTCTCTTCTGCCTTCTGCTTCTAACCAACGAGCATAACGTGACTTGTGTATAAAGGATTGGTAGTCTGTGGGTAAGTAGTTATCGCTCATTCTTTAGTCCCTCTGTCTTTCTTATCTTCTTTAAACCATATCATTCTATCTATCTCACCACGAGTAAGACCTATGTCTTTTAATTCTCTGTCAGTCAACCTATTCAAGTGCTTTACTGCATCCCTATGTAGTTGCCACGTAATCATATAGTTAATAAACCTATACCACCATCTACCAAACGCTCTCAATATTCTCATCTGTTGTCTCCTGACCCTTTTATCTTGTCTCTATTCTTACGGCTTGTTAGCTTCTCTATATTCATGTCAGCTATTTCATCTAAGTTATAACCTATATCGTTAGCTAAGTTAGATAAGTACCACAGTACGTCACCTAATTCCTTCGCTACCTCATGTCGATTAAACACACCATCTCTAACCTGCTTCTTAACCTTCTCGGCTACTTCCCCCGTCTCCCCACATAAACCTAAAGCTGGGTATAGAACCTTATGTGTTGCAGGGTATATAGCAAAGCTAACTGCTTTCTGTTGGTATTCTCTAAATCCTATTGTCATACTACTCTTCCATAAAATTCTGTTGGTTTCATTTTCTCTTTAGTTAAGTCAAACAAGTACCAACAACAGTTGTCCTTGCCCACACTCTTACTACCTTCTATCCATTTAACACGACCAATAGAAACAACCTTAGAACAGTAAGACATAAATATAGCTGACTGTTTAGTGTGCATCCAATCTGCATCAAACAATAACCAAGTAGGACACACATCTAGCCAATGGTCAATTAGAGGATGCAGTATCTTTCTATCCCAAGGTGGATTAGTTATCATATAGTCTGTTACTCCATAACCACCAAAGCCCAGATTAAGAGCATCAGAAGTAAATATGTCAGAACGTCTTGGTTCAATGTCACTAGCATATATACACTCTCCTGTACCTTGAGTTAGTTTAGTTATGTGACTTATCAAGCGTCCGTCTCCAGCACAAGGCTCTACATAATCAAATGCGTATGGCAAGTGCGAGATTAGAGGCTCAACAGCTTCTATGGGTGTAGGGTAGTAGTCTCTGGGTACTCTATCAAAGTCACTACGTTTACCCATACATCTCTCTTAACCTCTTAAGTGACACAAACTCTGGCTCATACATTCCATTGTCTATCTCACGTTTGATTACTACACCTTTCCACCAGTCAAGATTAGACTGACCTGCCCAACCTTCTTCAGCACCCTTAAAGCAACCTGCTACAAGTCCTATAGCTTTAGCTCCATCCTTAAACTTTAGATCACGTTTATGACTGTGACCACAAGTAGAGCTTGTATATCTGTGACCTAAGAGAGTATTAGCGTGGTGTAATCCAGATACAGCAGAACCAAAATTACCTGCTTGGAAGAAGTGGGCATACGAAACACCATCATATTCAGCTATGGATGGTCCTGAGTTTCTGTACTCGTGGTAGTCGTCGAACCAGTAGTCTGTTTGAAGATGCCCGAAGGATATCCCGTACTTGTCTCCCTCAAGTCTGGGGTCGCTCGTAAGTGCTTTCTTGATCCTGTTTTCGTGGTTGCCTTCGAAGCCAATCCATCTGGGTCTTTTGTACTTTCTTTGACTTGGCTTTTGTCTGAGCCTATCCATAGATTCATTGTAATGCTCGATATCTTGTTCATAGCTCTGACTGACAATAGCTTCAGGACTGCGAGTATCAAAACTATTGAGAGAACGCATATCAGCACCATCACCGAGGTCGATGATATAATTGGGGTTAACATCATATATTAATTCTCCTAGCCAATCAAATCTTTCATTACTTGTAGTCGGGTCACTATGAGCGCAACTAAATACAACTGCTGTCTTAGACATATTCATTTCCTTCGTAGGGTATGTTTATAACTATAGGATCTATAGTAGATAAGAAGTAGGACTGAAACTTGTAGGCGGCATCAAAGCTAACAAAAGGTATATCATCTTCAAACATCTCTTTAGCTTCTACATCTTCTACACTGCATGTTAACCACCAATTACCTTCAGGACATTGAAATGGTCCATTGATTACTCTGTGTACATGATAAGTTACTTTATCCATTCGTCGGGTATCCTTTTATCTGCATATAGAAAGTTGTTCTTCTCGCACCACATAGCATATGTAGTCTTAGATCCTTTACGTATCTTGTTTCTACTATTGCTAAACACAAACCTTATGTCAAGATCTGGGTTCTGCTCTCTAACCTTAAGATGCTTCTTTCTGTCGTCTGGAACAAAGCGTCCTTTACTTTCAATTATTACACCATTAGGTAATATGAAGTCAGGGGTGTAGGTCTTACTTTCGATTAACTGCCACTTTATCTTGACAGTCTCGTAGCCAAAGTCTACACCCCTGTCCTTGAGGTCTTTAGATATGACATCCTCAAGCCCAGAACGATAACCATTCTTTATAGCTTGTTGTCGGATCTTACTCTTGGTGGTTGCCATATTTCTGCCTCTTCTCTTCTAAGCCATAACAGCCTAGCGTTTTCTATTACTCTATCCTCATTTCCATCGTAGGCCTTAACTACACAATCCCAGAGATCTTCTTCTGTCTCTGCATCCTCTAGTATTTTCTTAGCCTTGACTGGACCAACACGAAACAGACCTACTATATTGTCTGCTGTATCTCCTGTTAGTATCTGAGTATAGAAGAACTTAATTCCCCCGAAGGGTTCTACTTTAACGTAATCTCCTCTGACAAAGTTAAAAT